ACCGCATACCTGGCGGGGAAAACCCTGTTAACCCAGCGGTCAATACACCGGTTATCGAGCGAACTTGAGGAACTCGGAGAGCTTGAAGTCCACCGAAACCGGGGACGTAACCGCTCGAACCTGTACAGGATACGCCGTTATAACATGGTACAGGATGATATAAAAGAGGATCCGGAAAATGTGACAACTTGTCACATTTTAGACGACCCGTTATATGTGGAAGACGAATTCGTCCCAAGTGATATTTCAGATACAAGTGACGAATTCGTCCCAGAATTAAAATGTGACATCCACGACATAAAATGTGAAAACGACGACATAAAATGTGAAATCCACGACATAAAATGTGACATCTCACCTACAAGTAACCATCAAGAACCATCAAGAGAACCATCACTAACCATCAGGGAGAGGTATTTGACAATCCCCGACCCTCTCCCGGAGTGGTTCGAGATTTTAACAAGCCTCGATCACTGGGGCGGTTGGTCGCGAGAGCATTGTTGGGAGTGGTTGAATAAACACCAGTTAACCGAACGGCGGGCATTGAAAGAGGCGTCCGGACTCCGGACATGGTTAGACGATCAGCGGGATTTATACGACCAGTGGGAGGCGACTATCGCCGCCGGGAGGAAGTGGGTTGGTCCCCAGCCAAAACCGCACTTGAAAGATCCCTGGAGGAGGTTTATGTCTTTTATGCTAGAGGATGAAAAGAACGGCGGGCGGTTGCCTCAGAATAATATCCCGCCGACAATAGCGACGACTGACGGCGTGGATAAATTCGAGATAGCACGACAAGAACAAATAGCGCGTAAACAGGAGGGATGATGGAATCGTTAGGTAAAACTTTGGAGACTTATACCAGGAGGGGTTTCGAGCCGTTACCGGACGATTCCCAGTGTTCTATTTGCGGTTTTTTTGATATGAAACATCCGGAGGCGGTCCGGATTTTGAAGGGTCGGGATCCTTCCGGGATTCAAAACGTAATGATTAAAGCCCGCTGTAAATGCCAGAACGCCGAAGATGTTGAGCGTTCGCGGGAGATTTTACGATATGACCAGGCGGCACTCCCTGGGCTGGAACCAAAAACGTTTGGTAATTTTAAACCTCGGCCCGGAACCGAGGAAATGGTAGAGGCCGCGGGAAGGTTTGCGAAGCTGGAAGGGCCGAGGATGTTAGTCATTGCGGGAAATACGGGGACGGGCAAAACTCACCTGATGTCAGCCATTGGTCACGACGTTTTAAACTGGGGTGGTCGTGTACGGTTTGAACCGGCTATCAGGTTTGTCGAAACCCTCCGCAGTAGTTACCAGGACGACCGGGACGACGGGATAATCGACACCGACCCAAGGGGGAGCCTTCGGAATATGATGTCCTGGTATAACAATATGAAAGTTCTTTTACTGGATGATGTCGGGGCGGAGAGAACGACCGATTTTGCCAACGAGCAAATCAACGCCCTGATAGACGCCCGCATTAACTCCGGCGGATGGTTAGCGATTAGCACTAACCTTTCAAAAGATGAGATGATTCAACACCTGGGGAGGCGTAATGCTTCCAGGATATGGGCGACTAACCCGGAACTTGAGAAAAAAGACGAGGCTAAGGTCGTAATCAATACCGCGGGGGATTATCGGTCATGACACAAACCGAGGACATAGAAGTCGGGACGCTGATCGACGGGTTAAAGATCGGCAAAAAACACAGGTCAAAATATATCTGGTGTAAGTGCCACGGCTGCGGGACTGAGTGGTGGGGATACTACTCCCACACAATGAAACGGGGATCGAGCCGATTGTGTAAAACTTGCCACCAACGAGGCTACGGCAGGGTAAACAGGATAAAATTACCCAGCCCCGAAACGGTGGACGGTTGCGTCCATCACTGGATCATAGAGTCCGCATCAGGCGGAACGAGTCCGGGGAGCTGCCAGAAATGCGGGGAGAAAAAAGACTTTAAAAATTATTTAGATTATGATTTCCGAGGGGAGCATATCGATCACAAAAACGCGGAACCGGGGACGGGTTGGTTATCCCATCCAGGCCCGCGAAAGGGGCCGCTTTTTTGATTACATACTGGCATGATAAGGCGATAAACCCGCCGAAACCCAGGGAGATCCTAGTCCTGGGATTTGTTTATCCCGGACTACCTCCGCGTGAGATGAGTCCGAACGGGCGGGTCCACTGGTCAGCCCGTAACCGGGCGCGGCGGAACATACAATCCGATGTATGGGCCTTAATCCTTGAGCAAGAATACACGGGCGGAACTATTGAGAACCCGATCATCTCGATAAGGTGGGGATTACCCGACCGGATAAGACGCGATTGGGATAATTTAATTGCCATGACTAAGCCAATAATTGACAGTTTGACGATGGCGTCTATCCTGGTTGACGACTCGGTACGGGACTATACTCCCCGATATGGATGGTTTGACTCACCTAAAAAACCACTAACAGAGATCAAGGTTTACAGGCTCGAATATGACGATTAGCAAGGGACGAACCGGCCCAGACCCGGCAATGACGGTTGCAAATATCAAACCGCCGGACCTGGTCGAGTTCAACCTGTACTGGTCCTCGGACTGGCAGCCGTTAATCGGGCGGAAAGATGACGAAAACGCCGGAAGAGTCCGGGCGTGTTTCAGCCTGGGGGATACTGACAGGATACCGAGGGTGACGGTCTACCGGGTCCGGGCCATCGGTAGGAAGGGCAAAGTTAGTTTTAGGGTGGATCTTGTCCACAACGTGGGAGATGGTGAACTGCCGCCCATGACCGAGGCGGAGCGGGTACGGTTCGGGCGAGTCCTGGCGAAACATCTCTCAGAAAAAACGGGCCTCCGGGTTGACCCGATCAAGTCCGGCATTTTTGATTATGGCTGAACAACCCGACCTACGGGAAGAACTTTTAAAAGCCCGTGAGGAAATAGCAGAACTTAAACTCAAAACCACTACTGTGTTATCAGCGGATCATTTCCTCGCCCTCGTCGTCACCGTGCCGCTTTTGGCCGCGTTCACAATTCTCGGAATTTTGCTCGTATGGCGCACGACACAAAATCCGGCGGCCTCGGCTCCATATCTCAGGGACTGGTTGCTTGTCCTGTCTATATTCTCAAACCCTGTCAGTGCTATAGTGGGTGCAATTGTTGCCAAATGGTCAGGTGGAGAACGTGCGGCGGAGGATAAAAAATAGTGAAGATAAAACTCGGACCCAAGACGATAACGATCAACTCGATCAGGTTTCCCCGGTTCATTCCGGGATTGCGATTTGTCGGGCCGTTTCGGGTTCCGACGCCTTGGAAAGCATTTAAGATCGGCGGGAGTCGGGCAGCGTTCGGCATGCTGGCGTTTGTTGGGATCGGGTTTGCAATGACTATGTTTATCGTTAACGCGACGACCTCGACCGAGATTATGTGGCCCGAACCTGGGGCCGTTTACGCGCTCCCGAACGAGATCGGCCAACCGTTGGAGCCGGATATCCAGACACCACTGGAACCCTCGCAGACATTAAAAATCAACCTGGCCGACGGTATAAGATTATCGACCCTGAGACTTGAGGGATTGTCCCTCGGTAAGGCGTCCCTCAGCGAGTGTATGACCATTGAGAGGGCGTCCGGGACAAGCGGATGGTTAAGCGTTGACGCCTGGACAATGACCGGTGTTAGCGGGCCGACTTTTGACATGGCGAACGTGGAAACGTCGGTCCTGTCCCTTGCCCCGTATGTTGACGGTGGAACGATGGAAGCGACCGTCGCCTCGGTTTCGGATCTAAACATCATTTCAACCAGGGGAGCCGGGACGTTCGAGGCTAAAGATATCACGGTTGACAGGGTGGTTATCGTTATGCTCGGTTCGGCAAAAATCGGGAACTTGATCATGGAAGATATTTCGTGCCACACGGGCGCCTGGAATATAGACTATGTAAAAAGTGGTTCGATAGTAATAGATGATAGCTCAAAATTCGGGGCAGGTACGGGGATAGACTCGGCCTCGTTCGTTGTAAATTCGACGACCAAGGCAACATTTATCACTAATAACATCGTGGAAACACCTCTAACGGTTCAGTAGGGGAAAGAGATACCGGCGTTTACTATTTCCGGTTCAGTGAGTAAAACATGGGTAAACATAACGGCCACATACTAGCGGCGGAACTGCGGCGGTCCGAGGTGATCCAGTTAAAAGTGTCCGGGCATACCGAGGCCCAGATCTCCCAGATCCTCGGAGTGAGCCGCGCCCAGGTATGGAAAGACGTAAGACGGCGAATGTCCGAGGTTAGGCGGGAGGACGCCGACGCGGTGGCGGCTGAGTACAGTGTCCAGTATGATCGGTACATGGCGTTGTTGAGGCGGTGGTGGCCGATAGCGATGGACGAGGAGGACGCGGACGCTCAACGGGCGACCGTGACGGTCCTCGACATACTCCGGCGGATTGACCTGATCGGGGGATTGGTTCCTGATCGGCCATTGATCCAGTTACAGACTAACGTACAGGTTAACGGGTCGGGGGCGACATTCGCCGACCTGCTACGCGAGGCTAACGGGGGCGACGTTGTAGAGATCGAGGGGGCTTTAGCTAATGGTAACGGCGAACCAGGCGCAAACGGTAATCACTGAGGCGAAGAATAACCACGGTTTCTTCTGGCGGTCGGTCCTGGGTTGCCAACCCTATGATAAGCAGTTGGAAATCGCCGACGCGCTCCGAGATAACCGGCGGGTCGCCGTTGTCGGTTGCAACGGTAGCGGTAAAGATTGGATGAGCGCCCGCATTATGTTGTGGTGGCAGATGGTCAACTACCCGGCTATAACGGTCGTTATAGGACCGACCCACCGGCAAGTATCAGACATAGTCTGGAAAGAGGCCCGGAGCGCCTACAGGGATTCCCGTTTCCCCCTGGGCGGCTACATGAAACAAACGGCCCGATGGGAAATTGACGACCGGCATTATGCGGTCGGGTTCGCCACTGATAACGACATGAACATCCAGGGATTCCACTCTCCGAATCTACTGGTAATTATTACCGAGGCCCACAACGTGGATCAGGCCCACATCGACGCGGTTAAACGCCTGAACCCGTCCCGGATGTTATTGACCGGCAACGCTTTTGCCGATGCCGGGGAGTTCTTCGAGGCGTTCCACGGCGGGGGCGACATGTACAAAACTATTGAGATCAGCGCGTTCGATACTCCGAATGTTATCAACGGGGAGAACGTAATTCCCGGCATGGTCGGGCGCGAACAGATAGATGAGCGGCGGAAAGAGTGGGGCGAGGAATCGGCCCTGTATGTCGCCTCGGTCCTGGGGCAATTCCCCGACAACCTTGAGGACTCAATCGTTCCGCGGGTATACCTGGTGGACGCGGTAAACCGGACACTCGAAGCGGCGGGACCGGCTACGCTGGCTTGTGACGTTGCCCGGTTCGGGGCTGATAAAACGATTGTTTACCGGAGACAGGGGGACGTGTGCCGGTTAGTCTGGCGGACCCAGGGACGGGATACCCAGCAAGTCGCGGGATATCTCAAGGGATTAGCCGAGGATGACCCGGACGTTGACACGATCATAGTCGACGACACGGGCGTCGGCGGTGGAGTGACTGATAGACTTAACGAGGAAGGCGTCCGGGGCGGTATGGTTAGGGTTATCCCGTTTAACGGCGGGGAAAAAGCCCGACGGTCGGACCGGTATGTCAACGCCATCGCGGAAGCATGGATGGAACTGGGGCAAGCCTTCCGAAATGGAACCATCGACCTCGACGATAACGGCGCGGTTATAGCCCAGTTATCAAGCCGCCGTTATACCGTACAGGGGGACCGGCGGATCAAGCTCGAAAGCAAGGACGACTATAAAAAGCGGTCAACGGGCGGAAGTCCGGACGACGCCGACGCGCTGGCGATGTGCTACGGTAGCCAGGGTCCGGGCGTGGGGGTCTGGTGATGAGAACATTCCCGGCAAGGCGATCTCCCAGGGACCATTTCAGGATTGCGCAGGATCTCCTCCGGAACGCCGAGCAACGGTTATCCGACGGCAAGGAACGAGGGACGGTTCTCAATGTCTGCATGGTTGCGTTGACTAATGTCGTTGTCGGTTTGGCCCTGGATTACAGCGACGACCGGAGGCGGCGAAATAATCAATAAAGAGTTGAGGTGTTGGTTCTGCGGGAAGCTGCTAGCAGAACACGCGGAGCGGGGGACGGTGATCGTTTGCGGTCGTTGCAAGGAAAGAAACGAGGCCGACTAGTCGAGAACAAGGGCCGACGCTGGGCCAGGTATAGGGCGCTACGGTTTCCGGGCGTCACGTTTACCGCGCTGATTGATGGCCGGTCGTTGTCCTATACCCTGGTTGATGGGCTGATGTTTGTCCGGGGACTCGGAACCAGGCCGGAACCCTACAAGCCGTGGGAGTTAGGGGATAAAACCAATTTAAATATTGATAGTGTAATTCCTTGACAAATAGCATTCGTAGCCTTATACTATATTTAAGTTAAGTAAACAGACAGACAGGAGTAAACGAGATGACTACAGAACAAGCAACCCGGTACCAGGAAACCCACAACCGTCTGATGAGGGAAGATGTACTCTCAAGGACTCAAAGGAATTGGACCGTCGAAATGAGCGAATCACTAGACCGCCAAGTCCAAGAAATACTGAAAGTAAGCCCCCCGATGACACCTTACATCGCGGGTTTAGCGGTAGCCATGCAGACCTTCTACAACAAATAAACACAAGCCCAGACCCAACCGAAGCCCCCCAACCGGGGGGCTTTTTTATGGCTTGATTCCCGCCGGTTAAATTGTTAGAATCTCAGGTAGTGACCTTAGCGGCAAGTGTCCGAGGCGTAAACGCCCGAAGCCGTGGAGGTCGCTATTGTCTGTTATTGATACACTCCGCGGGATAATCAAAGCACCGGCCCCCGGCGACATCGGGGCGACGGTTCCTCTAACTTACGACATCGGCAACGCCTCATATCCGGATGTTTCATTTGCCAACCTCGCCTCCGAGGGATACATCAAGTCGGAGATAGTCCACGCCTGTATTAGAGAATTAGCAGTCGGCGCGGCCTCGGCTCAATACCAGGTAATAGCGCCATCAACCGACGGCGGGACGGTAGCGGTCGAGCGCGGCCCGTTGTTCGACCTGATGAAACGACCCAACCCGGCCATGTCCTGGTATCAATTTATCGAGGAATTCGTGACCTATTTACAGGTCGCCGGGAACGTCTACACCTACAAAGAACGCGACAGGGGCAACCGGGTCACGGCGTTGCAGCTGCTACGGCCCGACCGGATGCGAATAGTCCCCGGTAGTTACGGGGCAGAGTCTTACATCTACGACGTAGACGGCAAGGACTACATGCTCCCGAAGGGCGACGTGTGTCACCTTGCATTACCGAATCCGAGCGGGGATTTATACGGCCTTAGCCCGCTCCAAACACTGGCCCGAACTGTAAACCTGGACTCGGCCATGACCGATTTCGCGAAAGTCTATTTCCAGAACGCGGGCGTCCCCTCCGGTCTACTGAAACTTAAAAGACGATTACAAACCCAGGAGGAAGCGTCAACTATCCGGGCGCGGTGGCGGTCCCAGTTCGGCGGGAAAAACAATTTTCACCGGGTCGCCATACTTGACGAGGACGCCGATTATCAGCAAATGGCATCGGCCCCTAAAGATATGGCGCTCAGCGAACTCCACAACTTGACCGAGTCCCGGATTTGTTCGGTGTTCCAGGTTCCGGCCATCCTGGTCGGGGCTAACGTGGGACTACAACGGTCAACCTATAGCAACTACCGGGAGGCTCGAATGGCCTTCCACTCGGAGACTTTGGAGCCGATGGTCGCCCGTATCCTTGACCATCTCAACTTTTATATTACCGACCAGGAATACGGCGGCCCCGAATATATCACGGTCAACTGGGCGGCCATGCGGGCCAGCCTTGACGATAGGACAAGCGAGACGACCAGGGTCAACGCCCTGTTTGCGGGCGGCGTGATAACCCTGAACGAGGCCCGGTCAACCCTGGGATTCGAAGCAATAGCAGGTGGTGACGTTCGCCGGATTCAAGCCTCGATGTTTGAAGTCGGCGAGGGGGAGGATGTGCCGGTTGCGGTAGGTGCGGCGTCCATTGAAGAGGGAATACCAATAGAGGATTACAAGACCGGACCGGCATTGATTCCACCGTTGATCCATCCATCAATGGCAGTTGACGCGCCCGACATTAAAGCCCCGCGGGTCGCACGACGTGCGGGAATGTTACGTCGTCAACTGTTAGAGGACCGGGAAGAATTAACCGACGAATTAACGCCGAAGATCCAGCGTTATTTCCGAGGACTCAGGAACCGCGTTGATGGGATCCTGGGGCGGTACATGGACCGGGATATAACCGACATGAAGGATCTACCATTTGACGCGGACCGGCTGATACCCGACGGGGAATTTAACCAGTTGTCCCCGGTATTGAGAGCCGCAATTCTTAACATCAGCAAGAAAACATTTGACGCGATCAATGGGAACGGGTTAGCGGGGACGCTTGCCTGGTCTGAGAAGTTACCGTTGATTCAATCCCTGGGAACAAGCGCTCCGCAACGGGCGCAGCTTATCCACTCAACGACTTCCGATGCTATCAGGCGGGCGGTAACTATAGCGTTACGCGGGGGCTACAGCGTCGAGCAATTGGCAAAGGGCGTCCCGGCGGACGGGTTCCCCGGCCTTCGTTCGATCATGACCGAGACAGAAAAACGCGCCCGGCTGATCGCGAGAACCGAGGTGATGAGAACTCAAAACAGGACATCGGTCGGATTCTACAAGGCCCAGGGATTTAATTTTGTACGGGCCGACGACGTGGACGGCGACGAAGATGACACTTATATAGACCCTGGGGATCCTTACGGGTTCACATGTGCCGAGAGGCATAACCAGATCTACAGCGTCGAGGACGCCGCCAACATAGACGACCATCCAAACGGGACGTTGAACTGGCAACCCATGCCGCGAGATTTTAACCCGGAGGAAACGGTATGACCGAGATCGTAAAATATACCATCAGTGACGCCAAGATATTTGAAACCGAGGGCCAGGTGGAAGCATACGTTAATACTATGGGCGTCCGGGACCACGACGGGGACATAATCGACCCGGAGGCTTTTAACGCCTCGATCAAGGCAAACCTCCCGATACCGGTCCTATCAGGCCACGATCAAAAACAGATCGTCGGGAAAGTAGTTTTTGCCAGGGCCGAAGAACTGGAAGCCCCGGAACACCGGCTACTCGCCCGTATCCAGATGAACATGGATACGCAGATCGGCCGCGAGGCGTTCTCTAATATCGCGGGGGATTTTGTCCGGGAGTGGTCGGTCGGGTTCAACATTCCCGGCCCCGACGCCGTTGATTATGAGAAACTCGGCAAGGAAACAATTAGACGCATAAAAAATTTGGACTGGGTCGAGGTGTCATCAGTGATCCGGGGAGCGTCCCCGGCGACAATGACGATAGCGGCCAAGAGTGATAACCCGGACGAAATCGAGGAAGTCGAAGACATCACTACCGAGACAATCGAGATAACCGAAACGAGTGAATCCAGCCCGGACGATACCGAGGAAACCGCCGCCGCCACGGGTGAACAATCCGCCGCGGACGCGCTAACCCGGATTGCCCTACTGAGGACTCGATTGAGATTAAAAGAAAAATTGATAGCATAGGGAGCGATATTTTGAGTACCAAAGAAATCAGAAATGAGGCTAACGTTTTACTTATCCAGGCGGAAACCGAACTCGGCAAGGGCGAAGGCGAAGCCGCTATACGAATGATCGAGGAGGCGGAATCCAAATCAAGACAGGCCGACGCATTAGAACAGGCCGAGGCCCAGATCAAAGCGTTGAAGGGCGAACTTAGCACACCGACCAACACTATCCCGGTGGTGTCCAGTGACGTCGCCACATACAACGGGAATGACAAAACGGCTAATATAAAGAGCGATTATAAGCCGATGGCCTATATTAAAGAGTTGCCGGTGTCGGCTCAGCCCATGTGGGTCCAGGATCAAATGGGGTCCAACTTGAGAGATGAGGCCCGTTTCCAGCGGGACACGTTTGTCAAATGGTTTAGGTCGCCTTCGGAGGATGTGTTCTGGAAAACGGCGACACCGGACGAAGCTAAAGCCATGCAAGAGGATACCGACGCGGAGGGCGGATTTTTTGTTCCGGAAGAATTTGTCGGCCAGGTAGTCCACGACACGGGAGCGCCCGGTTCGTTACTCCGGCCTTATTGCACCGTCATCAGGGTTGCCAGTAAAGACGGCTATCTCCCTACACTGGCATCGGCGACCTGGGCGGCAATAGCGGAAGAGGCCGCGCCGACCGAGTCAACGCCGGTGGTGGGACAGGTTAATTTCGCGATTGAGAAGTCCGGCGGACTGATCAAGGTTAGCCGTGAATTACTCGACGACTCGGCGATTAACCTCCCTGCATTCCTCTCCCAGATATTCCAGGAGGCCCAGGGACAGTTCGAGGACGTGGGGATTATTAGCGGAAACGGCACGACGCAATATGCCGGGATTATGTCCGATGGGGATGTCGCATTTTACACAATGGCAAATGCTACATCTATTGTCGGGGCCGACTTGATAGGAACCTATTTTGACCTCGGCTCTCAATTCCGGGCCAACGGTACATGGCTGATGCGGTCCCAGATCGCCTCCCTTGTTAACTCGATAGCGATCACCGCTGCGGGAGTCCATAGTATTCCGAGTCTGACAGCCGCGCCCGCCGACTTTATACTCGGTAGGCCGAACGTCGTTACGGATGTAGTCAGCGGACTCGGTACTAGTATCACAAGTACGGAGAAATGCGCGATCTTTGGAGATCTGCGCCAGTATTACATTTTCGACCGGGTCGGTTTCACGATTCGCCGAAACGATAGTTTATACATGGGGAACGACCAGGTGGGTTTCTTCGCTACTCGGCGAGGTGATGGACAGGTCGGGCTATCCGATGCGTTCAAAATCTCAAGGGCAGCATAACCAGCGAGTAAATAACGGGCGCGGGGTTTCGGCCCCGCGCCGCTAACAGGAGGCAAGTAATGCCAAAAGTAAAATGTTTCAGGGGTATCACGTTCGGCGCTACCGGTGAGCATTACGCGCCGGGGAACGAGTACAACATCAAGGAAGCCCTATTAAAATCATACCCGGACTGTTTCGAGAGGCTGGAAGGGTCGAAAGACGAGGACGTCGAGGAAGATAAGACCGCGGCGACCGAGGAAAATAAATAGTGGCAACACGGCACACATACGCGACCGGCGACGATCTCCGGGATTACCTGGCGGGTACAAGTTATTCCAGCGGCTGGGATGCCGACTCCGCGGCCATACGGCGGATTCTAGAGGCGTCATCACGGTTGATCGACAACTACACCGACGGCGGGGCTTACGGCCCTGTAACAGAAACCCGGTACTACGACATCGGGCGGGGATCTCTTATAAATTCGCCCCAGTATTACACGTTAAACAGCGTTGACGTTATCGGGACGGCGTCGGGTTTGGCCCCGGTTGTTCCCCTTGACGGTTGGCTGACATCAACGACCACCGTCACGGCATACGACGACACCGACCGGGGGGCAAGTACGGTATTAACCGAGGGATACGCGAATGATTTTTTCCTTATGCCCTACAACGAAACGCCCAAAACCATATTCAAACTAAACGAAGACAGTTCCAACACATTGGACGCAGGTCAACAAACCCTCGCTATCCTTGGATCCTGGGGGTATACGGCTGACACGTTGAGTATCACCACCGCGGACGCGGTAGGTTCAACAACTGCGACCTCGGTATCAGTGACGAGCGCGTCCGACTTCGGACCGGCCCAGGCCATCCTGATTGATACCGAGCAAATGTATATTACCTCGATCAGCGGCAATACGTTAACGGTCGAGAGGGGCGTCAATGGTACGACTGCAGCGACCCACTCCGGAGGGGCTACGGCTTCCAAGTTTGACTATCCGGTGTTAGTAGTCCAGGCGTGTTTAGACATCGCCAAGCTAACATTCAGAAACCGCGATATGGGGGCCGGTGGGACCATCGGGGGCGGAGAGGCTGCTATAACCACGAACCAGGCGGAAATCGACTCAGTGCTTCACACGCTCAAGGATTACCGGGTGACGGGAACATCCAACGGGGTAATCTTTTAATGAAGGACTTTATGACAGTTGGATTCAGTGCTAAAGGGCCATTGTTCGAGCCGGGACTGGTACAGGAAGTCCAGGACGTTATCAATACGGGCTTGATGGAGTTAGCGATTATTGAGGGGGCGAACAAGGTTCGCGATCAGTTATGGGGACCGCCGCGCCACGAGTACAACCAATCGAGCGCCTCCCAGAGACACGGGAAAATGGATGGAACACTCAAGAGATCGGTGGGGGCAACTGACATAAAAGATAATGTAGTTCGTGTAGACGCGGGGGAAACATTACTGGGGAAAGACCTGGTTTACGCGGCATGGATTGAGGGGGTCGGTTCGAGGAACAAGCGGAGCCGTTTCAAAGGGTATAAGATGTTCGAGAAAGCGGCGCGGCACATGAGAGACACGCCGGGACTGTGGGATAAATACATCGGGCTACAGATCGCGAGGATTTTAAAATGACCAGGTCGGGATCATTGGACCGAATAGATGCACTACTGTCAGGGATAACCGACCCGGCATTTACCGCCGTTATCAGGGCGGAGCCGTTGGCGATATCGGGAACACCGGTCCTTGCTTACTGGATGCAATCGCGGTCCAACGACTGGCGGACGTTGAATAATATCGGCTCGATTACAACGGTTTTAATCCGGGGATATTTCCGGCTGGTAGAATCAACGAATGTCCGGGAGAGTGTAGAGGCTGATCTATGGGACGCGGCATTCCAGATTGACACCGTCCTCCGGAGTGACGCGAACCTGGCCGACAATTGCACCGACTCAAACGTCGGTTCTGCGACGTTCTCGACCGAGCCGGTGGGGAATGCGTTATACCGGGCGGTCAGCGTCCCGTTCGAGATTATGATTTATGAGGATGTGAGCATCACGCCGTAGGGGGATGAATGGCTAAGAAATCGGGACTGGGCCAGGAGTTATACGTTCACGGGTACGACCTATCGGGTGACGTTGGGAGTCTTGATTCGGTAGGATCACCACGGGAACAACTAGAGGTAACCGCGATTAACAAGTCCGCCCGTGAGCGGATTTTCGGATTATCGGATGGTAGCCTCTCGTTTAACAGCTTTTTCAACGATGCGACCGAGCAAGAACACGCCGCGTTGTCCGGCCTCCCGACGGCGGACCGGATTATATGTTACAACATGGGCGGAACCAGGGGGGACGCCTCTTACTGTTTAACCGCTAAACAGGTTAACTATGACGGCACACGGGGAACCGATGGGAGCTTGGCGTTTACCGTCGGGGCGGTTGCTAACGGGATCGCGCCGGACTGGTGCGAGACACTAACAGCGGGCCAGGAAACCCACGGGAGCGCCGGGAGTTCGACGAGTAGGGATGACAGCGCGGCAACCTCGGCGGGTTTAATTGCCTACCTTGAAATAGTAGACTGCGACTCAGGGACGCCGACGGTAACTATCCAGCAATCAAGCGATAACGGGAGCGGGGACGCATGGGCGACGGTTCTCTCGTTCACGGCGGTCGGTTATGCCTCGGCTCCGACGGCGGAGCGGGTAACGGTCAGCGGGGCGGTTGAACGATACCTGAGAGTAACAACGACGGGGACTTTCTCTAATTTGGATTTCGTGGTCACGACTCGACGGGGAACGGCCCAGGATGACGTCACGTTGTGAGGGGAGCAATCGGCGCACTTATTAACCGGATACGCCCCCAGGTATTGGTAGCACTGGGGATACTGGGAACGGTCACGGTTTACGCGCTCTTTTTGGGCCATATTGAGGTTGCTACCGGATCCGGTGGCGGTGTGATAGCAATCAGTATGAAAATTATGGAACATAACGATTGAAGATTTTTTGCTTTATAGGATGGCACTGGTGGACGCCTGGGGAATGGGCGGGCCGATCTTGCCGGAACTGCCACCGGGAGCAGCAGCGAATATATAACAAATCCTCCGGCGGCGAATGGGTGGACCGTTGAAATATATACAGTTAGCGGGAATGATTGTTCCACTGGTAATCGTGGCCGTGGGGATGGCGTCATGGATATTCTCGTTAAGGGCTGATATTGACGTTGTTATAGACCAGGTCGCCGAGGTTAGCCTGGATACGGCCCGCGTTAATGCCACTTCGGACGAGGCCGACCAGGAGTTACTGGAACGAGTCGAGGAACTGGGAGAAATGATTACAGAGATCGAGAGAGTTCAGTCGGTCATCACGAACGAGTATAGAACGATAATGGCCGATCACAACGGCTTCGCGGAAACCCTCGAGCGTATGCAAGCATCCGGAGCGTTACCGACGGGAGAGCGCCGGGTCTACGGGGGCTACGGTAAATGATAAGAAACGCGGACCACTGGCGGATAGTTCGCCCGATATCGACCCATTTTCAAACGGTCAGTTGTGCAGAGGTGAATTGTCCGAATTATTACAACGGGTGGATGACCGTTCTCTCCGCCGGTCATTGTGACGAGATGGCATTTATTCGGCGTTCAAAACTAGCATATACCGAGGAACAAATAGAGAGCGGGTTGATCCGGTTTGTTTTTTCTCCGGGTCAGGAGTGCTTCGAGGGCCAGGCGGGAAACCATAAATCGAACTTAGAACGGGATCCTATATTCCTCAAGAACAGGACAATCCAGGAACCCGAACAATGGAAAGACGGTATAGGCGAATCACTTTATAGATTAGGGAGGTAGTAATGGCAAAAGAATCAGGGTTAGGGATGTCGATTGCAGTTGATGATTCAGGCTCGTCGGCAAGGACGATATCCAACGATATCACCAATTTGGATTGGACGACACCGCGGGAGGTCCAGGACATAACGGGACTTGATAAGTCAGCCCGTGAAACCCTGTTAACCCTGGCGGATTTCACGATCACGATCAACGGCATTTTTAACGATGCGTCGAACATGTCCCATGCAGTTTTTAAAACCGTATCCTCGACATCGGTAGCCCGGACGGTAACGCTTACGATCAGCGGCCAGACATTACCGAACGAGACTAATTTCACCGATTACAGCCTGAGCCGTGGAACCACCGGGGAATTAACCTGGACGGCTCCGGGAGTTCTAGCCGGTGGAACCGTCCCGACGTGGGCATAGTATGGCCTTTGTGCCGGAGGAGTTGATCAACCAAATGATTCCCAAAACCGTTAACGGCGTTAAGGCGTCGAAAAAAAAGGGATTTAGAATTCCCGATAAGATCGCGGTTATAACATTCGAGGGAACAGATTACGACGGGGCCGAGATACGGGCGAAGTTAAATGTCAACTTTCGGTATTTCTCGGAGATACAGGCGGCAATATCTGAGGACAGCACTAACGGTCTGAGAGTCGCCGAGTTATTCGGAGATCACGCATTGATTGACTGGAACCTGGAAGATGATGATGGAAACCCGGTCCCGGCTAACGCCGAGGGGATGACGATGATCCCGGTAGAACTGGTCAACCTGATGGTAGGCCACTGGGCCGAGGCGGTGTCTGATATACCCGACCCTTTAGAAAAGATATCGAGCGATATAAGCACGTTGGCCCAACTTTCGACCGCAATGGAAAGCCCATCGGCAAGCCCTGGGAGTTAACCGAGGCGGAACTTATAGACGGCCTCTGTCAGCGGTACGGGTGTTTACCTTCCCAGTTAATGGAAGAAGATGCCAGGATTTTGCAAATGGTCGCAATTGTACAGCTAGGACAACCGGAACAGGAAATAGTAGATGGCTAACGAAGTACAGATAAAAATAGTAGCGGATCCCAAGAGCGCTGAAGAGGGGTTTAAAAAGACCCAGTCGGCTTTTGGGCGTATGCAGTCGCAGATTGAGAAACACCGAAAAAAGATCGGCGTCGGACTGACCGCGCTCGGCGGGGGAATAACGGCCCTCGGAGCGTCGGCGGTTAAGAGCGCCCAGGAAGAGGCTATAGGGATCAAGCAGTTAGACCAGGCGTTACTTAACGCCGGTTCGAGTTACGATACACAACGGGAAGCGATAGAGCAGGTTATAGCGGCCCAGCAGAACAAGACGAACTTCGGGGACGAGGCACAACGGGCGGCACTGATGAACCTGGTGGGTATCTCCGGGGATTACGAGAAATCAATGGCGGCATTACCGGCGGTTCTCGACCTGGCCGCGGCCCGCGGGATGGACCTCAGTTCAGCGTCAACCCTGGTAGCAAGGGCGATCAACGGGGAGACATCAGCATTAACCCGTTACGGGATACAGGTAGACAAGGGGTCTGGTTCGACCGAGGTTATAACCGCGATAATGGCGAAGTTCGGGGGCCAGGCGGAGGCAAATGTGGACCCGCTTGTCCAGTTAAAAAATAGAACCGGGGACTTACAACAGGAGTTCGGGAAGGCGTTACTCCCGGCATTAACTAAGGTGATGGACATATTCGAGAAAGTAACCCGGAATTTGATCGCGTTCTCAGCGGAGCATCCGAAATTATCCCAGGTTCTTTTTATAGTCGTTGGCGTCCTGGGGGGATTGGCCCTGGTTCTCGGGCCTATACTGATAATGCTCCCATTACTTGCCGGGGGCGTCGGGATAGTCGCGGGGGCGTTCGGGGCGTTGTCCCTGTCAATGTTACCGATCACGGCGGTTATCCTGGGGATAGTGGCGGCGGTTGCGGCGGCGATCATTATCTGGAAGAACTGGGATAAGATCATTGTCGTATTAAAAGAGACCTGGGATAAGTCGTGGACTAAGATCAAGGAAGTATTTTCCAAGGTAATGAACAAGATCAAGGACATTTACGATAGCAAGCTCGGCTGGTTGTTACCCGCGGGGGCGCTGTTTAAGGCGATCATGTTCATCAAGGACAACTGGTCTGAGGCATGGGAAAATATCAAGGAAAAGTTTAAGAATATCACCACCGCCATTAAAGCGGTTTTCGAGGGATTTAAATCTAACATCCTGGGCATATGGGACAGTATAACCGCCGGTATCAAGGGCGCGATAAATCTGATAATCGATGGGATTAACGCCTTCATTCGTGGTATCAATGCAATTAAAATTAATGTACCAGAGGTAAGTCTGCCATTCGGCGGATCGGTGGGCGGGTTTAGTGTCGGATTAAAAC